AGCACGGATTTCTTGTTTAGCCATCTCTGACTTCGGGTGTTACACCTGAAGATTTAAACCGTCATAACTAAATGACGGCACCCATCGACGGACGAGGCGGTTGTGAAACCGTCTCGCGGTTCTCTCTAAGTGATCCTTATCACGCCCCAGTAGGGGAGTTGTTAGGCACTTAATGAGAGCGGCTTCTCCGTCTAGCCTATCCCGGAATTTCACCGGTTTAAGCGCAAAAGTTCTTGTCAAGAACTGATGCGTGTCGCGGCACCATTTGTGTGGTTCCACGGCATCTAGACGAGTATGCCACCCAAGTGAACCACTTTGCGAAGACACCAATGGAAGAGTCTTTCCCAAGAACTCTTCCACATGATCTTTCAAAGCGTTGCTCGTCTTGTACAGCCCTTGCAACCAGAGATGGTTACTTAGACTGACAAGATGGGCACAAACACTTGGACTTTCGTCGATTTGATGTGGCCAGTGTCGTAAATACAGTGGGGTAACAACTACTCCACCGTACGCTTCGACACCACAGCTCTCTCGGAAGTTGCCCTCAAGAAAGCTCTTCTTGACGTTGACTTTTAGGCCCACATCATGAAGCCACCTTACCACCTGGTGTGCGTGGTCTCTGTGCACGATAATATCGTCACCGTACACGCGTACCATACGCGAAGCGCGCAGGACGTTCCAGAAGTTAGGCCTTCTGCCTAACGAATCCATTATGGCTGCAATGCAAACGACCGCAAAGCAGACACTTTGGACAGGGAACGTCGTTGCGTTACCCATACCGGCGAACTTCCCTAAAGACATATCCGAGTCGGAAGACTCGGCTGTGTATACATAGGGAGATCGGGCATCCATCAAACACCCAAGAAACTTAGGGTGATGTCTGAAAACGAGCTTGACCAGCTTTTGGCTGAGCAAGTCGCTCGCAGACTTTAAATCGATGGTAGCCCATTCGCCTGTAGAGGAGCCTTCCAGGGCAAGTATTTGGTTCTTGCACTGGTCGGTAAGAGCTAGACAATTACGTAAAATTCGGCATTCGGTTATTGTTTCCCGAAGTACCGAGTTGAGCCCCTGCTGCAAGTACTGCCGCAGAAAAGGCTCAATCGTAATCGTCCGCCTTGAAGAAGAATTCTTCAGGACGGAAATAAGTCTAGCTGATGCTCCGCGAAGCCTCCACTGGGACAGGTCATTCGGGCGCGAGCTTCTGCTCGTGCCTGATTCACCTTGACCAACTTCTGCACCTCCTTGACACGAGTTGCTAGAAGATTGGCATCCCAGCGGTAGCTCAGGGTCCTCCTGAGTATGGTATGGGCTCTTTGGATCTCCGGATGAGCCGTGTGTTCGATCATTTGTCCCAAACGGAACATCTGACCCCACTCGGTCACAGCTTCCCATGGCAAAAGGCGTGTAGCCTTCGTCAGGGGAAACTCTACGGAAGTTCGTTGACCCAAACCATTCAGGAACGTTAGCTTGAGATTCAAGCTCACGGTACAGAGCGCTCCATTTCTGGTTGCCTCTGTATGACTCCTGAACTGCACCTGGCCCATGTCTGTAGAGTGTTTCATCTTCAAGATCCTTGTTTTCTAGGGTTAAGAGGATGGTTCTACCGACATGATCAATGAGATGATCTAGCCGGTCTGTTATCCTAACAGAAGCGGCGATTTCATCGCATTGATAAAACTCGTCGACCGCCTTTTGATGAAGAATATCCTCATCATCTTGCGATAGACTAGTTTTCTTAAAGAATCTTAGAAACGTGTGAACGTCCCTAAGGCCGCCAAATTCTTTGGCTTCTTTAAGTTGGCCAGTTATCGGATCGAACATCTCACAGAGCATACCTTGTAAAAATACAGGGATTGCTCCCCCACGGATCTTCTTAAATCCAATGGGGCAGGTGAACCTACCAACGGCTAACCCCATTACTAGGGCGTCGTCGAGGGCAGGTAGGGCATGGGTCAGAAACCCATACCCTTCATGTTCGAACCTACGCTTGGCCGTGACTAAGTCACGACCAAGGCCTTTCACACCAGGATTCAACCTCATCAAGTCATCGATGAGGTTGTCTAGGAGCGCTGTTGGACTTTTCATCTTACCTCCGTATGGGGTTAAGATTCCAAGTCTCAGCTACCCGAGCCGTAGAAAGAAATTTCTACGGGGTCGTACTGGTCTGCTGGGGATCCTTCTTCAGATCCCCGGAACTATTCAAACTGAGGGTGTGTGAACAGCCCCCCATGATCGCAACGATCATGAGAAGGCCGAACATCATCGCCAGCCGAATAGTCCACGCGAGAAGCATCTGGGTGTGATAGTCTCCGGACATAGTAGCTCCTTGCGGAACTACTAGTTCCGCCTGTTAGTTACAGGAAAGAGATTCTCACGCCTGGAATTGAATCAAGCGTGCAGTGGTCACTTCACTGTCATCGCGATAGTCCGACAATGCCTTCGCCAACGCAACAACTGCTGCGTCGGTAAAGCCAAAAGCCGGCCTATTGATGGTGAACGACGCAGAGCAAACAACTCTCTGCGTTTGCCCAGTGTAAGGGTTAGTGGCATTCACAGCCTGCGTCATCTGGACGTAGTGCTTTGAACCTCCACCCTTGAGCTTCTGATGATTGGTGAGAACGGTATAACCGTTTCCACCAGTATCAACACGCTCCGAACCATACCCATCTGACTTGACAATAGCCAAGACCAGAGAAGGTGTGGGCGACGCTGCGGCAACAGTGACGGGATCGGGTAACATAAGACGTCTCCTTGGTAAGTATGATTTACGAGCGAGGGCGGAATGCCCCAGCTCTAGTATGATCGGTTCTCGATGCTAAGATAGCACCAAGAATCGACAACTGATACCCAGTCAAACTTGTGGGTATCGTTGTCTGCTTCACATCAAGGACGTTGGCGACGTTTTGACGAGTTCTACACTCGTAATCCAGAACGCTGGTATGGTGAAGGCTGGTATTCTTCCAGCCATCTTCTACCGTAACTCCGTTCTGTACCACGACGCCATACGTAGCGGATATGTGTTCAAGCTCTGTGACGAGACGACCTTTCGTATGAGAGGTAATCACGCCCCAATTGATTAGCGAAGGGTCATGGTTAATTTCCTCAATAAGCTCGAGGTAATTACCTAGACCCGTAAACCAATCAATCAGCCACGTATAAGGTATGATGTTGTAAACATCAATAAAACGTGGTATGAGCCCTACTTTATCAGCAAAGAAGCGCTGACGAAGTGAAGGAGTGTTTATCGGTGGAAAGTCGAAGGTTGCACTTACAACTAAGCGCAGCTCAGACTCTCTTTCGATACGGGACACTTGGTTTTGAGGCCAAGAGTTTCCATTCTCCTCGTACACAAATCCGGAGACGCCCGTAACGCTGGAGAGGGAGTTCCTCTTTACGCGAAACGTTGTTTCCTTACCAGAACGAGCTATCAAAAAGTTTAACCTCTTTGACAGCTTCTCGGGCAAAGCTAACAAATCCGTCAAGTCTCGATAGGTCTGCTTCCATCCAAAGTGGTACGACAAGTACTCACTAGGGATATGTCTAGCTGTATTGGATGAGAGATCAAAAATACTGTCTCTCACCTTTGGGCTAGACTTTAAAGAAGTAAACAGCTTACGGAGATCTGCCATAGTCGCTTGTGCTTGCACAATTGACCGGGGCAGGTCCTTAAGCTCTGCGACGTTACGTGATAAAGAATAATCTCTATTAAATGGAGAGACACCCTTTAGCATGGAGATAGCTTCCTTTTGGGCGTAAGCCTTACAGAAAGCAATCTCAGACGCACGCAGCGCATCGTAGACAGGACTGGACAGCGTAGCACCATAGGGTCCCCAGGTCTTGGTTTCGATGTCATCGGAGCCTATTTGGTAGTCGGCTGTTCCGCCAACTGCCTTACAGGCATCGTCAACTTCGAATCCGGAACTATACCTGCGGTACGTATTACCACGAATAAACGATCGAGGGGGAGAATTTAGGGTAGACTTGAAGAAATCAAGTTCACCTTGGGTACTCCCGAACAATCGAGTACGAGTGGTAGTATCGTTGATTTCGTCGATAAGAGTGACCTGCGGTGTTACCGCAGATGTCGAATCGGCGAGAACGCTAGTCGCGTGAACAAGGTACGGTGAACTACAGAACGAGTGTCCTTTATAATTGGACTCTTGGCTCCATGAGTGTATCGTACGCTTGACATGAAACGTGCGGGCCTGTAGCACGGATGCTATAGACCTAACACGCCTGCGATTAGCGGCCGTAATTGTACCAGGACTAATCTTGTATCGATAAGTCGGGTCGATTGCAAAAGCAAACGACTTGACTAAAGATACAGGAATGTACTTGTACAAGAACGACTCAACGCCTTTGGCGCTAGATGCTAGAGTATCATAACGGTACTGAAACAAAGTCTCAGTATCAAATCCCTGCGGCAGGCCACGCGTATCAAAGCGTGGCACTGGATTTAGGGTAACCGTCATGACTCTAGCCCTCCTGTGGTGTGAAACAGGCCTAGCCTAT